ACCGAAGACCTGCAACCCCATTGACGACAAGTTTAGCCAACTCAGCTTTAACACACGACATGCTCTCCAACGCAAGTATAGAGGCGAGTTACTTGGTCGACCTCTTGGAAACGCAATGTCCCTTAACGGTATCGGATTCCATGAGGGCGCTCCTGTCGTCGCAGCAGTTACTTACTCAACTTCAATCTATGGAATTAGCCAAAGATTTTTGTTTCGAAATAGTCAAGGTGACACGAGAGTCGCTAAATCTTGGCGAAATGCTATGCTACGTTTTCTTCGAGATAATCCTGCCTGGATTCCGAAGTGCAGAGCTTGTTTTTCATTGAGTAAACAAGCTTGGTTAAACAAACAAACCACAAAGTTCAAAGCTCAAGCCACCAAATGGACATCTTCCCATTCGGCGGCAGCTCCGATAAAGCACTTCTGGATCCACTCCGCTCATATGAAGGTCGAGAAAATGTTGAAATATACATACGACCGTTTGAAGATGACTTGGTCCTTTGCAAAGCATACTCTGCGCTTTATTCAAGCCTCCAGCATGTGGCTTTGCCTTAATTTGGGACCTTACTGTTATGCCATGACTGGTGTTATTTTCCATCAACTTCCCAATACATACCTCGGTGCCTGTGGAACCAATTCCCTTCAAAATGGTGAATGGATCCGCAGGTCTGTTGAAGAAGGATTCACTTATGGAGTCTCTGTTGATCGTACAAACTATGACGGCACTATTAACCTTGCTGCATTGCAAGTTGAGTACGACATCTTCAACATGATCAAGCCAATGAATCGGTTTGAACGCGAGGCTTTTCAATCCCAATATAAAACTGTTGGGTATACACAATATGGAGATCGCTACATCACAATTGGTCGTGTTCGTAGTGGCGATCCTAACACCTCCCTTGGCAACACCCTCTTATCGTTTATCTCCACTCATGATACAATGGTGAAATTGGTTGGATTGGGCAACTTTCGTCTTGCTGGTCAAGGCGATGATTTGCTCATTCTGACTAAAATCCCATTCAATCCTGAAAAATATCGTGACATGCAACTGCGTGACTTTGGTCTAATCGCCAAAGTTTCACGACAGTCTCAACATCCCGCTGATTTCGAATTCTTATCATCACACGTTTTG